TAACACTTTTCCTCATTCATGGTTTCCCCGTGATCCTCCAGTTTCTTAAATTCAATAGGATTAAGTGATTTATAAACGATGGTGTATGAATCTCCCAGGAAGAAATTCATTTCCAAACTTTCCGCCTCAGTAAATTTTCTTAGTGTGAACATATATTTTAAGTTTTGGTGAAATCAAAGATAATTACGGCTGAGTACTATTCCTTACGGTTTCCCGTAAAACGCAAAAAAGCCCCTGCATTTCTACAGAGGCTTTCCCAAAACCTAAAACTAATCTTCGGTCTTAACCTTTACGGCTAACCCTTGTTTGATTAGTGCCTGGCCTTTAACTTTTGACGGGCTATGAATTTGCCCTTCTTTGAAGTACATGGTATCAGACGTACGCCTTACGGTCATCCTGTCCTTATACTTCATCTTTGTGTGATTATCGGCGGCCTCTTTTAGCATCGTAATGCTATCAAAGGCTCCGGTGTAGTTTTCGTTTACTTTTGACATATATTTACTTTTTAGGTTGTTGGTGCGCCAATATCTTCCAGTACTGAACTGATTGAATCAAACAGGATTGAACCCGCAGCAGTACCCTTGATATACGATCCTAAGAACGCTTCTAATTTACGTGACACTAAGTTACGAGAGAAGTCATCGTTCTCATATCCTTCCTCATACATCACGTTCTCAGCAAATACAACATTGAATCTCTTCAATTCCCCGATAAGGATTGAATCATCATCAATTTTGTTTGAGAATACAATGTTAACAGATCCCACGCGCGTACCGTCACGAGTTACGAAAGGCGGAATGATGTACTGACCCAAAGTATCTTTGTAACCAGCCATTTTAGCTTCCCAAACTGTATTCAATACAGCCGTTAACTGCCCTCTGAAATTCGCCAAACGAACGGCAGTAGCCATAGCCATGATCGCATCCCAGATGTTCGGCATGTAGTAGAACCCAGCTAACTGCGTAGGAACGATAAATGCAGATGCTTGATTCTGGATACCGTTGATCTCATCGCCTGTACCGTCACCCTCAAGAATACCTGTATCAATTGTTTGATCTACTAACTCACGCGCATGTACCTGGAAATCGTCAATAACAGCAGGAGCATGGTATTGTAGACGGCGTGTGAATTTCCAACGTAGAGCAACCTCAACGATTGGTGCTTTATACGTCTGCCATTCAGCATCGGCCAATGGTTTCAAATCACCTTCTCCGATAAACTCTGCATCGCCTTCCTCATTGATACGGTCAGTATACCAGATTGATTCAGTACCAGGCTCGTTTTTTACGGTTACCAATGGCAACATGATGTTTTCAGGCAAAGGAGTATGACCAATTTCAGTATCAATATAGTTACCGAACAAAGGAGAGAACCCGCCTGCTACGTTTGGTTTAACGTTGGCAGTAGTCATTAAGGCGGGGTCTTTCGTTACGAACTCTTTAACGAAATCAATACCCTTAACTTCTGTTTTCTCATAATTCTTAGATCCGTCATAGAATTTCTTCTCAATACGTTCTTTGAACATGGTTACAATTGACCCGTCTTTCTGAGTTCCAGGAACATCCTGCAACGTTTTCAGTTTAGCGGATAGAGCGTCGAACTCCTTTTGCATTTCTGCTTTTTCGGTTTCAACTGCTTTTTTCAGGTCCTCTAAATCCGTGGCGTTCGCTTTTTCTTCCAATTTTTTCAGCGCATCTGCTGCATCTGCTAATGCTTTGGTTGCATTATCCTGAGCCTCTTTAGTGCCTTTTTTTAGACCCTCTGACGCCTCAGTGATAGCGGTTTTTATTTCTTCAATTTCCATTGACTTTAGTTTTTAAATGCGTTTGTGATTAATGATTTGATTAGTTGACTGTCAATGGACGGGTCGGTTTTCGGGGTGACGAGGTCGGCCCCTAATGTTATGATTGAAGTTGCATCGTTACTACCCCCGGCAATAACAAGGCTCCCTTCTTTTTGTATTTTCAATGCGTCAACTCCCCAGAAATAACCATCCTCTAATGCCTGTTCTTTGTTAGCAATTAGATTAATATGGTTATCGAAATAGGCTTTATTTGCAGCCATATCTTTATCCGTAGAGTTTAATCCCAGCGTGACTTTTTCATAACTCATACGAATTGAGTTTTCAAAGTCACTTGCTTTATCTTTAATCGCTGCCAGTACATCAGCTTTAGTAATCTTACTTTCTGCAATCTCGAAAACCAATGCTTCGGTTTGACCTATGTAGTTTTTACCAACTAACGACCAATCTAATGGCGTAACGAACATGCGAACGTCTTTAGGCCATGCAACAATCGAAGCCCATTTCAAATCATGATCCAGGGCGTAATATACTTTCCCCTGCTGATCGTTCTTGGTGCGGTTAAAACAGCCGTCGAAGTGGACGTCCCGGTGCGAATCAAGATATTTTGTAGTCGATATTACAGGATATATAAAACCCTCTTTTATATCAAAATTGGCTTTAACCGTACCCGATACCTTTGCCATATCCAGATTCAGGAAACTAATTTGCGATTTCTCACACGACTTATAAACCTGCGCCTTTTTAAGTGAAATCAATTTATCCTCATTCGCTTTCAAGTGACGAAACATATCATCCTTAGTCGAAAACTCCTTTTCTGGAAACTCGATACACTTAATCATTTACAAATTGGTTCTTTAGTCGCTTTCTGCTTATCCTCAATAGACTTCTTAATCTCAGGGTTTTTAACCTTTGATTTCAGTTGCTCCAATTCCTCTTCTTTGGTCTGTTTAGGCATGTACGAAAATACAAAGCATAAAAAATAGTTTTCGATTTAGTTTGTACACTATTGTACAATGTGTATATTTGAATAATGAATACAGAAGAGGCACTAAATCATATCCTATCATCTTCGCCCGGCGGCAAATGGTATAACATTAGCGAGGACGAAAGGGAGTGTACACATCTAAGGGTAATGGCAATGAGAATTAAAAACGGGACGGCTAAACCGCATACAGTTCGACAATTCTTTGCAAAGTTTGGATATAATCAAAATGAAGTGACATGGTCAAGGTTAGGAGAAAAGTAATTAAGCGAATCAGAAAGTTCTACGAACGAGAAAAACGAGGTGTTCAATTCAAAATTAATCGTGGAATACTTACCCAAGACATTGGATTAGTTCAAATTGTCATTAAGGACGCAATGAAAACTATGGTTAAAAATCCATCATGGGTTAGAAATACATTTGTCGAGATGGGCGAATCAGGACACGATTTTATGAATAATACTAAGACTATTCATATCACTTACTTATATCCGAAATATGGCAACATGTAAACCACACCAACACGCTCATTTGGCGGCAGGCATTGCACGTATCCGCCAAGCAATCCAGGATTGTAAAGAACCGGCAACGGTAAGGGGGACGATATACACCATCTGGATGTCAGATTTGCTATTTGATTATACAAATAAGCATTTAATGACTAACATTATGTACCCTATGTACGGTTTTAATTGCGGTGATCAATAAGTAAGAAAGCTTTGATATGACAACCGAACAACGCATAAAAGCCTTAGACATCAGAATGTACCGCTTTGAAAGGATGCTTTCAGAACAGGTATACCAATTGAGGTGTGGAAAGATAATTGATAGTATAAATCATGCTTTGGGAATGATACCAAACCCAAGATATGTTACATTGAGTCCTAGCATATACATGAAAATAATGCCATATGTAACCCGATTAGATGTGAAAGTCGATTTAATAATGAGCGTTTGGCTTAATGACAATTCTTTCCTAATTTCCTGACCTTTCAGCCATAAGCCTATTGTACCTTCGTTCCGACATTATCAAAAAACTGCACCTGCAATTTATCCGTTCAGCAGCCGATAAATTAACATCGCATGGAAATTGAGCCAAGTCAGTTCCGAATTTAAACGGCTCATCAATCGGAATAATATCGTTATTTAATTCCCAGTGCGTATGTCGTTCTCTCTCATCGGCACGCCCTATGAACTCTTTATATCCTTTTTGGCCTTGTTCAGATAACCAGCTTTTACCTCCTGTCATTTTTCCCAATGACGCAGCAGTGCCCGTTTCCGTGCGGGCAATCATCACCGCCCTGCTCCTGCTTATCTCATTATAAACCCGCTTTCTTATATAGGCGGCTGTCTCATCAGTATTTAAATTATTATCGTATGCCACCGAAAGCGCGTACCTTATCTCGTTCTTTGTCGTCTCACTCAATTCTGATTCCTGCCTGTACGCGTAGTTAATCGCATAAGTATAAAAAACCTGCCTCCATGCTTCAATCAAGAAATCTAGTGCGCCTTTATCGGTGTTACGCATAAAGAAATACTCCCTACGTGCTGCAAGCATCCCAATCATCTGATAAACCTCGACCATCGGGTCACGCCAAATAGCAGGAACAACCAGCGCATCTAAAGGCGGGTTGTCTGGTCCATTAACCTTAATCCAGTCTATTGTAGGTTGTATTTGCTCGTGAAGTGCCCGTAAGAATATAGGATAAGCACGGCGTTCGTAACGTGCGTGTTGTTTGGCGTATAGGTTTGAATATTCTTCGTTAGTCATTTTTGAGCCTTTGGATATACTCTAGTCGCTTTGCTTTAATACGCCTGACATTTAGAGGGCACTCTTTCGGTCTTATTGGGTACCTTATAGCCGCCAACTCCTCAACGGTAATCGTATTCTTTGGTTTCGGGGGTAGGTTCTGTAAAGTTTCCATCAATTATTTGAGCCATAGTTTTTTTACTGCCTTCAACAAGGATTGTCGAACCTACTTCTTTATCGTCTAGGTTATCATAGCCGAACAACCCGCGAGATTCGTCGTTGGTTATTGGTGGTTTTCCGTAAATGTCTGCCAATAACTTGTAATCCGGCATCAACTCGCTAAAGGTTGTAAGGTCGTGACATGGAACAATATCGGGATACCAA